GCTACAAGGTTTCAAAAAAAGTTTACTACCACTCGATTGCCGAGATTGGCGGGAATCTCATGAAGGAACAATGGTTGCTCTTCAGACTCCACCTAGTCCTATGGACGACATAATTAAATATCAAATGTCGAGGACAGGGAGAGAACTGAAAGAGAAAGCACCAAAAAAGATCAGGATTCTTCCAAACTACACTCTATCAAAGAGTGCATGTGTGGAAAAACCTAGAACTCAAGGTGGCTTTGCCTATGAATTCCTTTCTCAGCAGGGTTTGTGGAGAGACGATAGAATGGATATTTACTATCGTATTAGTCCTCCATCTCTTGTTGGGCACGTTCGCTATGATCGTTATGACAGAGAGCATTTGTTGTATTCCCGATGTTCGTATTCTTACTCGGACGTCTTTGATGATCATTCGTTAAGAAATGATATTGAGTTCTTCACTCTAGATCAATGGAAAAAGGAGTACATGGTGGAAGAGGTAGTTCAAGAGTGTGGCGATGAATTTGCGTATGATTCTAATTTCGACCAAGCAGAGGTAACTCTGCCTAATTGGAATTGGAAAAATCATCACGAATTCAACACGCGCTCTCTTGAAAAATTCTACCGACTACCATGTTTACAGTCTCCTGACCTAGGAACTAGTTTGATGAAGGACATGAGGATATATAGAAATCCTCTACTCAATCCATCAAAGCTGTTTGAGAGCTTGGAAGGTGGTGCTTTAGTTCAGATGAGAACAATTCCTGAACCCTTCAAATTCCGAAGTATAAGCGTGGGAGAATATGAAGTTTATTCTACATTAATGCCTTGGCAAAGGTATATGTGGAAAAATCTTCAGAAATTTCCCTGCTTTTCACTAACAGGTGAAGGAAGCGACCGTCTTGTGGACGTGGTACAATCTATTGTTACCAAGTACTGGGACGTGGGGATGAAGTTTTTGAGTGGCGATTACAAAGACGCTACGAATAAGCTTTCATCACTTGCGGCTCGGATCTTGTGCCGATCATGGTTTTGTGATAAACCGGACCTTCTAAAGGTTTTGGATCAATCACTTTTCAGGTCAACCATCTCGAATGAGAAGGTTCACCAGGGTATAAAACCCCTTCAACAAGTAAGGAAATATAAACCTTGTGTTGATGAATTTGGACAACCAATGACGAGGCGCGAGGTCGAGGAGGCATGTGCACAAGACATTCCAGGCGGGGCTTGGCCCGAAGAATACGAGATGGTCAATGGACAATTAATGGGGCATCCCCTTTCGTTCCCTATATTGTGTGCAGTGAATGCAGCCATATGTCGTTACGCTCTTGAACAAGCGTGGGGAAGGACTTTTTCCCTTAAAGACTTGCCGCTTCTCATCAATGGCGATGATTGTCTCCTTATAGGAGGTAATCATCTTCAGCCTATCTGGAGAGAAGTGACAGCCCAGTGCGGTTTGATTGAATCAGTAGGAAAATCCTACTTCTCAGATCGTTTTGCCATGATTAACTCGAGATATCTTGAAATCGATACTGTACCTCTCTTTCCCGGAAGGGATAAGATGAATTTACAGGACGAAAATGAGATACCGGTTAGATATTACGGCTATGTCAGAAATGATGTAGGTTATATCAATCAAGGCATACTGGTAGGGAGGAAGAAAGGAAGTAATGTAGACTGTGAGGTCAATGTGTCCGACAAAGTTACTGATGAGACTGCCTATAAATTTTGGCAATCAGCAGCAGCAAACTTTCGTCAGATGGGTTTACGCTGTAAAAAGCTAAAACCCGACCTTGGTCGTTATGTTACATCCTTTAAGAGGTTCTTCAATAAGATACCTCTATACCTTCATATGGCGAGGGAGAAAGGGGGGTTTGGGTTTGAAGGAACTGGAAATAGA